ATTTCCTTTGCGTTTATAGCAATTTCCTTCAGCGTTGGTGTATTGGTTTCAGCACGGGACGCTTTCTCCCCGACCCAACCACTTGTCGCACCGCCAACACCGATTAACTTTTTATACGTATCGGTACTGATTGTTCGGACAGTTGCAAGTCTGCGCATTGCCGATACAGTCAGAGCAACACGGTCTATCGCCTTATCAACCTCTTCCGGTACTGTAAAACCTCCATCCGGGTCACTCAAGGTAGATGCAGCAGCCTTAATTTCCAGGTCTTTCAACCCATTATCAATACCTTTTCTAAACCAAGCATTAAATGCGGCTTTATGTTCGGCTTTGGCTTTGTTTACTTCTGCATTTCCACCGCCAGGATGTTGGCTCCTTGCAACCGCGGTCTCAATTGCTTCCATCTGCTTTTTCATGTTCGACAAGGCCGTTAACTCAGCGTTAATCCTGTCTACCTTTTCGCTAAGGAGAGGATCGGCTTTGCCTTTCTTTTCGATTTCTTTCAGCCGTGTATCATTTTCAGCTTTAAATTCGTGGAACGCCGTTCCCAGGTCTTTAATTACATCTTTCAGTTCTTCGTTTGCCATACTTATTACCTCCTGTTTTTTATTGTCCGTGTTAAAATTTCCAATTCCATTTTCAAGTCGGCATCCCGCTGATCGTGAAAACGTTGTGCAACTATAGATTTAGCGAAAGATCGACTGCCACCTGCTTCGCGCAGAGCGCGTTCTATTTCTCTTTCGCTAAGTTCTTTGCCTTCCCGTTCCGCTGATATTCCATCCGGTACGTGATTAAATATGCTCAAATCAAATTGTGCTTTTACCGCTTTACCGGATTCAAGGATAGTATCTATGAATCCCTTGTCTTGCATGGTCTTTGCGTTCATCCATGTTTCCGTTTTCATCATATCTTTCAACTCACGCTTGCCGACATTGGTATTATCGGCATACATATCAACCATAATATCGCTAATCTGACCGAGAACTGACTTCACCTCATCTATTTCGTATTGATTCCCGAAAAATCCCACTATCGGTTCATGAATCATCCCCATTGTATTTTTATAGGCTTGCCGTTTCGCTCCGGCCACGGCGATATAGGAGGCTGCGGAGGCGGCGATTGATTCTATCCTCGTAATAGGCTTTAATGGGTGAGCCTTGATTGCATTATGTATTGCATTGGCATCCCATACATCTCCGCCCGGCGAATTAATGTGGATGATAATGTTTTTCTGTTTCAACCCCGCGAGCGTCCTCACGAACTCGGCAGCTTCATTGAAAGGCCATCCAATATAATCATATAGAAAGATATCAGCATCATCATCAGATACCGCCTCGACTTTATACCAATCAGGTTTATCGAGAGACTTGTTGAAACAGGCAGAGATAAAACGTGCGTTTTTTTCATTCCTGTATGAGAATTTCATTTTGTTTGCTTATCCTCCTACTGCCATAGCCAAAGACGGCTGAAATGGTTTTGAAAGTTTACAACCTTTACTTATATTTTTTGTTGCCTGTAAAGGTTGAAGATTTTTCAAAGACCAACATAATTGAAAATCAATATGTTCGGGTTTTTCAAAATTAAATACAGCTATTGGTATCTGGTGATCTACATGCCAAACAGTTCCAAAATTATCCCATGTCATTTCTGGTGTAAATAATTTTTCTAGGTGTCTTTTTAAATGATCAATAGTAAAATTTACCAATGTTTCCCAATGGCGCCTGCCTTTATTGTTTCTCAGTGATGCCCGTATTCCGCATGACATGGCGTTGCTTAATTTTCCCTTTGGAGTTCCCCGCCTCTTCGCTTCCGACCTTCGGCGTGTCTCTCGGCTTTTTTCGATGTTTGCCTCTTGCCACCGGAGAGATGCCGCACGACGCTTTTCTGGATTTGCTTTATATCGGGCAGCGGCCTGTTCTTTCACTTTAGTGGCGTTTTCTTTTTTCCATCGCCGGTCTAATTCTCGGCATGTTTCGGGATTTGCTTTTTGCCATGCCCGATTCATTTTTTGATGACAGTCCTTGCATTCAGATTGCTTACCGTCGGCATGTTTCTTACATGCGAAAAATTCACTTTCGTATTTTGGAAATCCACATTTGGAGCAAGTTTTCATTGTGCTTCCTCCGGTTTTGATTCGGTTTTGTCCTGCTTTATTGAACTCGTCCTTGTACGATATTCGTCGCCACCTTCATACGTGTTCCAATCCTCCAATTCTCTAGCCTCGTTCGGATTCATTATCTCGCTATTGATAGCCGTTTGATACGTTGCAAACCTGGAGACTGCATCACCTCTCAATAATCCTTGTACTGAAAATTTTGCGTATAAAGTTTTCTTTTCCTCTTCGTTTAATAAATCTCTGCGAATAGCTTTTTCAATGTTTACGAGCATCGGCGTCAAAGCATAAATAACATAAGACAACGCAAATTGTTCAGCCGAGGCAAAAGTTGCCGTCTTCTCCCCTGACTGCAATAAACTCAATGGCATCCCGAAAAACAAATCCACGATTTCTTTTTTCTGAAAATTTCGAGCTTCAAGAAATTGAGAATCAACTGAGGACATTTGCATTTTTTCCCATGTCATTCCATCTTCCAGCAAGGCGGTCTTATGTGCATTTTCTACAGATGAATAAACCTCGTTGAATCCTTCTATTACTTTTTTAGCCGTCCCCGCATCCTTGAAATGTCCAGGATATTTAAGAACGCCCCCCAACATTGTGCCGTGTGAAAACAATTTAGCCCCGTGCTTTTCCGTAGCAAGAGCAAGCCCGATTGATTCACGGGCATAAGCTACCGGGTTTAATCCCATATATCCATTTAAGACCAACCCGCGTATGTGCATTATTTTATTGCCCGGTATTGTATCAACTGTTACACCGTCAGGTCTTCTTACTTTGTAAAATAAGCCATAATTGGGCGCCTGTATAACTTCTTGAACGGCCCCCAAAGTCAATGGTATTAATTCTCGTATCGGCCTCCCCGGCAAACCACTTTTGATACAAAAAAAATTACCTCGTAAATTAAGATGTGCAACCACCATTCCCCAAAACTCAGGAGCGGTCATCCATTCGTTCGGTTGATCGTGCAAAATTTCATAAAGATAATGGTCTTTTGCTTTGTTTTTAACACCGTCTACGTCCTCCATCAATTGACATGGAAGCTGAGCCACTGAATTTGATAATATTTTTACGCAACTATGCACCGCCATTGCCCGCATTGCATTATCGGTATTGACTGCAATGCCTGTGTTTGTTGTACCGCCGCCATAAACAGAGGTAATCAACCTCGACAATTCCCCACTGTCCATAGCCCGTGGCCGTAACGCTTTGAATATACTCAAATATTATTTTTCCGACATAAAATAACCCGCGGACATAAGCAATATACCGCAGACTGAATAAGAGACGCACGGCATGAACAGCCACAAGCCGAAGCCAAGCGAAAAGAATCCACACAAGAGCAAAATATCACGGAAGGCGATTAATTTTCGTTTTATAAGGAAAAAAAGGCAATAAATAATTATAGGAACAAAAAAATACGGCAAATGATTTAGACTTAATACTCTTGTTATAAATTCAGGCATTTACCATCTCCGGTTTAAAATAATCAATAAAAAAAGGCTGATTACCGCGTATAATGGTAAAGCTGGACTGATCAGTTCCAGCGTGTCCCATATGCGATAACCAGCCTTGAGTTTTTCAATAGCTGATAATGGATTTTTTAAACTTCCTTAAATATACCAATATATTTTATTCTTTGTCCATTTAGATTTACAGGTATTTCTTTTTTAATAGTTTCTAATTTTATAATTAAAATATGTCTGTTCCGTTCGTTTGCTTTTTTTAAAATCACTTTATACCCCAGCGGTAATATTCTTTTGCTTTCAAAAGTACAAAGCTTTACAAATCCAATTGATTCAATAAAATAAAGTTCTTCTCTGTAATTATTTGATTCAGCTAATCTTAAGGTTATTGCCATTTTCCCCTCCGTTTTTCGGATAGTTAAAGTTTAATACTTTCTTTTTTACTACAATGTACGATTTTACCGGATTCAAATTTGAGTTCAAGGCTACCGTAAAATTTATTCTCCATTAATCTTAAAATTAATTCGGCAATATTGGTTTTCTCTTTTACTTCAATTTTGCAAGGCACACCCCGTGAATTCTTTATTATTTTTTCAGCCTCTTGCATTGTATTGCATGATTTTTTGAGAGTTTCAATCATATTCTTTTTCCATAATTTCAATTAGTACATACTACTTTTCATATCAATTGTCAATAACTATTTGATAATATTAAAAACTAAGTATTCCACGGGTTTCGTAAATTGATTCTTCTTGTTGACTGAACATTGCTCGTGACCATGCCATGATTAATGCCACACCGCCGTCAATTCTTTCCACAGATTTTGCTTTGTCAGGAGCCAAGTTCTCGTTTGCATCGCCTCTCATCACCATATTATCCATGTTCCATCTAAGAATGGGGTGGCCGCCATGACGAAGTTTGCCATTGATAACATTTACAAGCAAGTCCTGACTAGGCTCATGTAAGGTTTTGGCGCCTTGCCGTACCTCTATCATTTGAAAACCTTGCTCATTATCAGTAGGATTAAATTCCAACATCATCTTATCTTTTGTCGCAGACGCTTTCCAAGGGTCATAGGCAACTTCATTGATATTGTATTTTTTTATAAGGTCAATCATGTCTTTTTCAATAAAAGAATAATCCACCGTATCGCCTGGTGTTGCAATTATATGGCCTTGTTGTTGCCAAATATCGTAAGGCACCCGGTCTGTTTGTGACCTTTTAAGAATACCACCTTCGGGACAATAGAACTTGCAAAGAATATCAAATATCCCGTCATCGCCCGGCCTAAAAACCATTACAAACGCAGTTAAGTCAAATTTTAGGGATAAATCCAGCCCGCCAAAGCACGGTCTACCAACAAGTGAATCCATGTCTACCTTGCCGTTGCAGGCATCCCATTTGTCCATCGGCATCCATTTACAGAGCTGCCGAATGGGAATATTAAGCCTGAATCGTTTGAAATTTTGAAAATCTATAGGATTATTCTTTGCTTCAAGATAATCCTGCCTTATTTTGTCTAAAGTAAAAATATGCCCTAATGACGGATTGACCCGCTTCCAAAGTTCTTCAGATTCTGGGTCTTCGTCGGGCTCAGCACAATAAAGCACAGGAAGTAACCTTTTGTCTTTAATGATCCCATCTTTCGCCTGCTTTGCTCTTGTGCGTAACTTCCACCAAATTGATTCTTTATTAAAAACACCAGCAGTCGTGATAACAAATATGATTTGTTGACGGCGAGCATAGTCAGTGCCTGATGTCAAAACATTCCAAAGGGAATCGTTAGGGTGTGCGTGTATTTCGTCAAATATTACACATGATGGAGAGCTTCCGTGTTTGCTTTTCACATCTGATGATAAGACTTGCAGGTAACTATTATTTTCAAGATATACGAGTCTGCGACGGGAATCAACACATTTTATTTTATCGCTCAATACCGGATTGTTTCGTACCATTGTGGCAGCGGCCTGATAACATATTCCAGCCTGCTCTTTATCGCAAGCCGCTATGTATACTTCTGCTCCGTATTCGTCATCAGAAGTGAGCATGTACAATCCAAGCGCTGCACAGGTCTCAGTTTTCCCGTTTTTCTTTGGTACTTCTACATATACCGTTCGATATTGCCTATATCCTGACTTTGTAAGCGTACCAAATAACGGTTTGACTATATCTTCCCATACCCAAGGTAGCAAAACAAACGGCTTTCCAGCCCAAATGCCTTTTGAAAATGTGCAATATTTTTCAATAAAACGTTTGACTCGAAGTGCTTTTTCGAGGACAAAATACTTTGAGACTTTATTTTGTTTTGGTTTGGAAGAACTCTTGTTCTTGGTCTTTGTTTGCATCATAATTTATGTGCATTCTAGCACGTTCTGAGGGAGACAGCCCAAGTAGTGCACCATTCTTATCGAATACTTCAAGTGCTTCACGCCAGACCGCAAGAAAAGGTGTTTTATTTACAGCTTTAGTGCTGCCGTCTTCGTTTTTGGTTTGCAATATTAAGTTTTCTGATTGCAACATTTCGGCAGCCCTCCTGGCTACTGATAAGGCTACACAACAATTTTCAAGCGTGTAAATATCAACTTCTGTGAGAATTCCACATTTAGTGAGTCTTGGAGCCAGATATTCCCATATTTCTTTTCCCACTGCATCAAGATACGAGGGCGCTTCGGGCATATTAAAAAGTTTTGCTGGTTGTGGTGTGTCGGTAGGCAGTGGCCGCTTGCCAGGGTTCCCAAGCAATTTCAATAATTCAAGTGGTTTTGGTTTTCTACCCCCGCCAGGTTTTCTCATTTTGGTTACTCCGTTAAATTTATATAATCTTTACTTATTTTTACTTTTTTGCTTTTGCCATTTTCAATCACCACTCTCAAGAATTTTCAAATATTATACCAAAAACCAAATATATATCAACAAAATTAAATAACTCTATTTTGCGAAAACTAACGCGAAGG